GGAATAGAGTAGGAGAAATAATAGTGGAAAAATTAGAGGATTTTATGCTACAAAACGAGATTGCAAAAGGAGATATATAGATGTTTTCAATAACAAATTTGATGAGTAAAGTAAGTAGTTTTTTAAGCAGTGCTAACTCATTGTCTAATCAAATTGATAATCGTATAAAAAAAACTCCACCTATTTTATTAGGAAATATCCAGCTTCAATTAGTTTCTGAAGTATCTGAAAGCTATTCTAATGATGTTCCAACAGTTCCAATAGATGATGGGACTCAAATAGCTGATAATATAACGCCAAACCCTTTGGAATTATCTTTTAAAGTTCAAATTGTTGGAGCTAATCATAAAGAAATTTTTGAAAAAGTTATAGAACTTAGAAATAAAAGAGAGCTTGTGGACTTATATATGGTTAAGTTATATAAAAATATGGCTATCACAAGTATAGAAAATACAATAACATCTTTATATTATACAGAGTTCACAATTTCCTTAGTTGAAATAAAAATTGCTCATATTTCTATGATACCAGCACCTAGCAAAAAGGCAAAGCCTGCCGTAAGAAAGAAAACAAAAATAAAAACAACAGCAAAGGCAAAAAATAAAGCTAGTGGAAAAAAGGACTGGGAAGGAGATTTACAAAGTGAGCATATAAGATTACCAGGAGCATAAGAATGAAAATAAATATAATGAAAGAATCAATTCCATATATAACTGAGGTAACTATTGCAGGGACAACCTTTCAATTTGAATTCACATATAATTCTTATGATAAAAGGGTATATATAACACTTTATGATATTGAAAATAATTTGATATATGCTAATGAGCCAATTTTATTTGGTATTCCACTTTGGTTCAATAAATTAGTTGATGAAAAAGGAAACTTTAATAAAAAGTATCCACAAAAATATATTATTCCTAATACTTTGGATAGAAAAGCAGTAAAAATTGATTATGAAAATATAGATAAAATTGAACTTTTAGTGGAGGAATAATGGAATTTATAGCAAATAGACCTATTTTCCCAAGAAATTCATACCTTGTTATAAATGGAGTAAAAATAAATGATCATAATAATAATGGATTAAAGTTTGATGTTGAGGTAAAAAGTGGAGAAGAAGGGAAAGTAGGAGTAGGAACATTTAAAATATACAATTTAAGTCAAGACATAGAGGTAGGAAGTGAGATAGAGCTTTGGTTTGGTTATGAGTCTGATATTGGATATTATTCTAAGTATGAAGTTATTAAAAAGAAAAAAGCAAGAGATGGAGCTTCTTTTGTTCAAGAGCTAACTTGTTCAGAAAGAACTAAGAATAGCAGTAAAATAGTTTCTATTAGTTTAGATGGGAATGTAAGAATATCAGAAGCTATTAAAGAAGTTACTAAGGAATTAGGTTTAAATCTTATTTCTATGGATCTAAATAAAGACAAAGTTTATACAAATGGTTTTACTTGTTATAGTCAAGGTTTTCAGGAGTTAAAAGAGTTAGTTGGAGATTCTGAAAGTAAAATGACATTAAAAGGCGATGATCTTTACATTTATACAGATAAGCAGAAAAATCAAGCTATTTATTTAACTTTTGAAAGTGGTTTGATACATAATCCTGAGGCTGTTGAAAAGCAAGAAAAGGAAACAAAAGTAAATAAAAAGTCAGATAATAAAAAAACTGATAGTAAAAAAGATGAAAAGTGGAGTAAGGAAAAGAAAAAGAAAACTGTAAAAGAAAGTAATAAATATGACTATACTGTTGAATGTTTCCCAATTCACTATATAAAAAAAGGAGACATTATATATGTTTCAAGTGATGATGTCAGTGGTTTTATGCAAGTTGAAGAGGTAAATATTTCTTTAAATGATAGCTGGAATATGAAACTGGGAGTAAAAGTGATGAAAGATGATGGAAAACATAAGGATAATTCTAGTAAAAATACAAAATATAAGAAAGGGTAGATTTGTAGATGCTGAGCCTTTGTTTAGTCCCAATGGAGTTGCTTTGCCTATACTCCGCAATGTTCCAGTTGCCTTGTTTGGGGATAGTAAAGACCACATTGATTGGAATATCAAAGAAGGGGATATAATGCCGTATTTTATATTAACTTTTGATATTTCTTCATATATAAGTCAAGGCTCTCATGATGTTATGGATTCAAATAGAAGGAATAACTTAAATAATGGCTTTATTTTACCTTTCACAATTCCAAATGCTACTGAAAGTCTTGAATTTCCTTCTGATATTAGAATTATTGGAGATAGATTAGAGGAAGGAAATATTGATTTAAAAGGAAATTCTAGTCAAAAAGGAAATGTTGAAATAACTGGAGATACTACTCAAAAAGGAAATACAACACAAACTGGGAATATATCCTCAACTGGAACTGTTTCAGCAACAGAAGATGTTAAGGCTGGAGATAAGAGCTTAAAAAAACATAAGCATTCAGGAGTAGCAAAAGGAAATGACACAAGTGGAGGAGTAGTTTAATGAAAGCTATAAAAATGAATGATGGAGATATTAACTTTTCAACTATTTCAGGAATAGAAGAGTTTTGGCAAAGAGTAGTAAACTCCTTAAAAATATACTCAGTAGAGTGTTTTTATGATGAAAATTTAGGACTTGATATAAGAATAATAAATGAACAAGATGTGGCTGAGTATAAACTTGAACATATTTGCAGAAAGTTACAAGAATGGTTTAGAAGTGAAATAGAGTCAGTTAGTTATCAAATAATTTCTGGGGAAGAAAGAACTTTAAAAGCAAAAATATATATAACTCATAAAGAACATAATGATATAGAAAAAGAGGTGATTATCGGTGGATAAATTTGAAACAAAAGGCTTTCAAGGACTTATGGAATTAGCACAAAAAGAAGCACAAAAAAAAGAAAATTTTGGAAGTGATTTCAATGTTGAACCAACTGGAGATTACTATAAATTAGTAGCACCTTTCATATATCTTTGTTCTTATTTGGAAGATAAAGCAATTTCAATAGCAAGGGGTTTAAATATATACAATGCACAAAATGAGGAATTAGACAATTTGTTATATTTTTTTCCTAGAAGATTTGGAACAAAAGCTCAAGTACATTGTAAAGTTACAGCAACTAATTTTGTAGATGTGTTACAAGGAGACATTATCATACAAGCTGAAAATGGAGTGAAATATGAAAATATAGAAAGATTTGAAGTGGACTCTTCAAGAACTAAAACAATACTATTTCAAAGCTTGTTCGATGGAGAAGAAGGAAACATTCAAATTAATAAAATTGAAAAAGTTATAAAAGCACCAGCTTCAATAGTAGATGTACAAAATATAGAAATTGGAGAAGGTGGGCTTTCTTCTGAAACTGATTATGAGTATTTAAAAAGATATTTAGCTGGAAATAGTAAAGGAGAATGGGCTTTATTGCCTGTTTTAAATGCTATTAGAAAATTACCAGGAGTGAAAAGTGCTAATGGGATAAGAAATAATACAATGAACATTGACAGTTTTGGACTTTCTTCAAAAAGCATTTGGATAGTTGTAGATGGAGGAATAAAAGAAGAAATAGCACATGCTATTTATATGCACATTCATACACCTGATACAAGGGGAAGTGTTGTTGTAAATGTTCCAACATCTGTGCCAAATCATTATGAAGTTATAAGATTTGACAGACCAACTCAAACAGAAATTGAATATAAATTGGATATAAAAAGTGCTGATGAATTGAAAATCAAAAATTTAATTGATGAGTATATTAATGAAGCTGGAATAGGTGCTTTACTATCAAATGGAACATTCTTATATGAGTATCTTTATAATAAAAACTATAAATATACAGATTTTGACTTAAAGTTTAGAAAAAAAAGTACTCTTATTTGGAGTAATTCAATTCAATTAAACTTTAATGAAATACCGAAGAGTGCTGGGAGAATATCATGATAGATGAGGTTATAAAGGGTTTACCTTTACATTTTCAAAAGGAAAATACAATTAAATTTTATAAGACCTTGAAGCCTGTTATTGAGTATATAGACAGTTTAATAGAAGGTTTAAAAAATCAAACATCATTATTAAAATCCTCAGGAATATTCTTAGATTTTATGGGAGAAAGATATGATGAAAAGAGAAATGGTCGAGATGATGAATCTTATAGACAAGCATTAATTATTAAAAAAATGGCACTTGATGGATTACCTAATACGGAGTTTTTACTTTCATTAACTAGGGAACTTACTAATAAAGAAGTTACAAAATTAAAAACAAGACCATTGCAAGAAGTAGCTAGCCAACTATTTAAGGTAAACATGATTGATGATTTAAAAGTTATTAATAAAATGCCTGACTTAAATAAAGTATGTGAGGCTGGGGCAAGGATGTATTGGGAACTTGAAATAATCAATAATAAAAGTAATAAATATTACTCCTCAATAGTTGAGAGTATAAAAAAAATAGAGATAAAAGCTGATTTTAAACTAGATCAAACTATGAGAATAAATTCAGGATTGAATATAGCTCAAGGGATAGGATTTACTAAGATAATTCAAATAGGAGGGACTACATAATGAGTTATTTTGAAGGCTTAAAGCTAACAAAAAAAGGTGAACAACTTCAAGCAAAGATAAATGGAAACTTATCTGAAACTTTAACTTTTACAAAAGCAAAGTTAGGAAGTGGTTCAATAACTTCAAATGATGAGATTAGATTCTTAACAGATATAAAAGAAGTATGGGGGACAGCTAGTGTAACTAGTTGTAAGATACAGGGAGATGAAAAAAATATAGTAGCTATAGAACTTCAATTTTCTAATGCTGAGCTAAGAGAAGATAAAATCTTCAGAGAAATTGGACTTTATGCACAAGGAAATGAAGGTGAAGAAATTCTTTATGCTTATGCTAATGCTGGAGATAAATATGATTATATTCCATTAATGAAAGATAGCCCACATTCTTTTATAATAGTAATTTATTTCAATATAACAAGTGGTTCAAAAGTTGATGCCAAGATTGATTTACATAGTTATGTGTCACTTCAAGAGTTTAATGAAGGAATGAATAAAAAAGTAAATAAAACAGACTATGCTTCAGCTGTGCAGTATGGAATCGTTAAATATGGAACTCAAGAAAGTACAGCACTAGAAGGGAATAAATTTACTCAAATGATGGGGAAAGATTATGGAGGAATATTAAATGAACCAGGAACAAAAGAAGTAGGAAAAGCATACTGGGATAATAACACAAAAAAGCTATATATTTGTAAAAATAATAACAGTGATATATCTCCAAATGTTAATAATTATATTCCATTTGACTCTAACTCACTTTTGGAGAGATTGGAAAATTTAATCAGCTCTAGAAATGAAGGGCGTAACACTATTCTTAAAATCGGGAATGTAGTCATTGAGAATATTACTATCCCAGGTAATGCTGGTATTAGGACAGCGATATTAAAAACAAGTTTTAAGAGCATAATTTCTGTATCATTAACTCCATACATTACATATGGACAACAAGTGGATAGTATTCAATCAATTCACGATTCTAATAGCTACATCCTTTCAAATAAGTCATTACGTTTTTATTGTAATGGTAATCAAACAGTGGATATTTGTGTCATAGGTTTAATCTAAATCCTATTATACTTAATTAAGAAAAAATATAAAAATATGCTCAAAGCTACAAAATTAAATCTTAAATTCTTTATAAATTTTCCAATCTATACATATTTTAAAATCTGCTTGTAGATGGAGCAAGCTACCTAAATTATTTTTTTTTGAAAGGAGAAAAAAATGAAAATGATAAATTTTTATAAAGGTACAGAATTAAAATATTCAGTATATTCCAATAGTTTAGAAGATATCAAAAATAATCCACTTAATTATTTTCCTGAATATACTGAAGATATGGTTATAACAGATAAAAGATTTCAATATCCAATATTCAAAAATAATGAACTAATGGAAATGACGAGAGAAGAAAGAATAGAACAAGGGATAGAAACTCAACTAGAACCTGGTGAATTTATAAAAAATAAAAAACTTGTTAAAGTTCCTCAGCCGAGTAAGTATCATTTTTGGAATAAGGAGACCAATAAATGGGATTTAGACCTAGAAGGTTTAAAACATATTACAAGAAGAAAATTTAGACAAGTTTTACTAGATAAAATTTATGCTGATTTTGATTACAATGGAAAAATCTTTCAAATGGGTGAAGCTGATGAAATCAACTTCTTAAGAGTAAAATCAGCAATAGATATAGCAACAACAAGTAATGATCCAAAAGCAATTATAGAAGCTGTTAAGTTTCTAAAAGTTGAGGTTCCAGCAGGTTTTGAAGAAAAGATAAAAGCAATTATAAAAGATAAGACAACATTATCAGAAGTAATTCAAAATTTAAAAATTAATTGGAGATTAAAAGATAATTCAGTAGATTCTTTTAGTTTTGGAGAGATTAATCATATATATCTATTGTGGATATTAAGAGGAACTGCTGCACAAGAGGAATACACGGCGATAGCAACAAAAATAATGAAAGCTAAATCTTTGGAAGAATTAGAAGTCATTGAGTGGAAATAAAAGGGGTGATGTAAATGTTTAGTTTATCACAAGCAAGCCAAAAAATGATGATAGGAGTTCATCCTAATCTGGTGAAATTTATGGAAGAATTGATAGGATTAAGTCCTCATGATTTTAAAATAACTTGCGGAATGAGAACAGCAGAGGAGCAAAACAAACTATTTCAATATAGTAGAACTATTCCAGGAGCATGGAGAACAAATTGCGATGGATATAAAGTTCAATCAAATCATCAAGAAAAATTTGATGGACTTGGTTATGCTATTGATATTGGTGTATTAGTTAAAGAAAAAACTAAAAAAATAGTAGTAGAAAATGGTAAAAAAGTGGAAAAAGAAGTGGAGGTAACAGTTTACAAAGCAGGTCCACAAGACTTTCATTATTATAAAGATATCTATGAAACTGCCAAAAAACATGGGTTAATTGATAAATATAATATTGAATGGGGTGGAGAATGGAAAAAAGTAGATGCTGTACATTTCCAAATCAGAGGAGCAGGAAAAATACCTTATAAGGTAGTTTATAATAAAAAATAGGAGGATTAGAAAATGATAAATCAAGTAATTACATATTTAAAAGGTTTTAGCCAAGAACAATGGCTATGGATAGCATTAGCAGGATTAATTTTAGGATATATTATTTATAATAGAAAGCAATATGTTAATTTGTTTGATGCAGCAGTTATTGCCTCAGAGGAGAGCTTTAAATATGGTGACAATAAAAGAAAACTTAATGCAGCATTAAAGTTTGTTGAATACAGAACGGACAAATTACCATATCCAGTTAGAATCTTATTAAGAAAATTTTTCAGTAGGGAAAAAATAGAAAAAGCAATAGAAAAAGCTTTACAAAAATTTTCTGATGTCTTTGGTACAGGTAGAAAAATAGACATTGAAGAAGCTGAAAATGATGAAGAATAACATAAAATTAAAAAAAGTAAATAATGTATTTAGTGTAGTTGATGAAAACTACACTAGATATATAAAGGATTTTCCAATAACTATTCCAAAAGGATTCAGGACAGATGGTGCTAGTATTCCACTTATACTGAGACCATTTTTTGAGAGATATGGGAAAAATACAGAGGCTGCGGTGGTACATGACTATTTATATTCTAAGTTCAATGATACAGGTATAAATAGAGAACTAGCTGATAAAATATTTCTATTTATCTTAAAAGAAAATGGAGTGTCTTGGAGAGTTAGAAATATGATGTATAAGGCTGTAAGAATGTTTGGAGAAGCTTTTTGGGAGAAGAAATTAAAGAATGAAGGTTATAGAAACCAAGCTGTATTTGATAGAACAGAAGCAGCCAAACAATATTACAATGAATGGGAAAAAAGATTAGGACTTAGATAAGGGAGTTAAGGAAATGGGGAAAATAAAAGAAACTTTACATTGGTTATGTAAGTTATTATTTGGAGGAAGTTTATATTTATTAGGAGGATGGAGTAAGACATTAGGAGCTATGTTAATCTTCATAATAGTAGATTATACTAGTGGATATTTAAAGAGTGTATATAAGAAAGATTTATCTTCAAAAATAGCTTTTAAGGGTCTTATTAAAAAGACAGCTTGTATATTAGCTGTTATAATTGCTACTTCTCTTGATAGATTAGTAGAAGAAACTGGAGTATCTTATGTAATAACAATATTTAATGTTAATTTAACCTTTAGAAACTTAATTATATTTTCTATAATAGGAAATGAAGGAATTAGTATAATAGAAAATTTAACTGAGTTAGGAGTCCCATTTCCAAAAACCTTTACTAAGTTTTTTAAGCAGTTAAAACAACAAGATGAAAAGGATAAATACAATAAATAAGATAAAAATTAGAAGGAGTATTCAAACTCCTTTTTTTATGTTATAAAAAGTTTTATTTTTAATTAAAATTGTGCTTGACTTTATTCGCTACATAAAGTATAATATTAATGTAGCGAATAAAGTGAGGTGATGACATGGAAGCTACTAAAAAGAAAATGGGTAGACCTGTTAATAAAAATCCTAAGAATATAGAGATTAGAACAAGAGTTGATGAAGAAACAAGTAAAATAATTAATCTTTATTGTGAAGAAAAAAAAATAACTAGAAGTGATTTCTTAAGATTAGGAATAGGTATGGTTTTATCTAAAAAATAAAAAAAAGGATAGATTATCCAAGCCTGAGAAACTTTTAATCTATCCACACACCAATCAAAAGACTGATAAGTCTATTATATCATTCTTAGATTGGAAAATCAATTTAAAGGAGATGTATTAGAATGAAAAATTATGTAATTTTAAGAAGTTATGAACAAGGATGGTTTGATGAAAGAGAAGGGATAAAAAATATCCAAAATTTTGCTGTTGTAAAATATAGAAAATCAAATTTTGATTTTTATAGTGCAAAATATAAAATTTATTATTTTTATGATGAAA